ACTCTTCAAAGAGATTTTGGTGAAGTAGAAATTAGTTATGTTGAGCCTTTAGACACAGAAGCATTGAAGAGAATAGTGCCAATAACAAAAGCAAATACTAGTGCAAAAAGAAATAGAAGAGTGGATGTAAGAACAAATAATATATTAGAAGCTCAACAAGCAAATAAAATTAGTAATGAAGGTACGGTTATTGGAAATTTCACTGAAACAAACGGATTTAAATCACTAACACCTTTTGCAAAAGAAGGCGAGTTAATTAGTAAAAGAGTGATGCCAGTAAAACTTACAGAAGCTGCAGCTGATGGAAGTTTAAAGTTGAGTACCAACAACAGTACAGAACTGACAAATATATTTGGATCAGTAAATGTTGCAACAGGTAGCTTGAAAAAAATAATTACAAGTGGTGCACCACAGTCTTTACTTAAACAAATGCAAAAAAATTTTTCAAGTTTACCACCTGCAAAAATAAGAACATATGCTTCAAACGTTTCTATAAATCCGTCAACTACTATTGAATCTTTAAAACCTGAAAACAGTCCATCATTAATTTCCGTTCAAACTGCTTCAAAAATTTATAAAGATAAATTAAAACTTACACTAAACAATTCTGCTTTTAATTTAAATCCACTTGGTGCATTTCCGGGTTTAGGTAGAAGTAAACAAAATTCAGCAGCACAATTTATAGGTACACTTCTGAATAAAGTAGGTAGCGTATTTGGAAGTATTTTAAATGGGTTAAATATATTTGGTAGTAATCCTTCGCCTTCTATAACTTCTGCATTCGGTGGAAACGTAAAAGATTTAATTGAAGTAGGTGGTGCACAAACCAATATTTCAAGTTATATGAGTAAAGGTAACTTAGTTGATATACAAGCACCAAAGATTACGTATGTATTACAAAATCAAAATGATTATATGGGATATGCAACTTCGGATGAATATGAATTTACGTTTGTCACTTCAACTGAAGAACTAATAACAGAATTTCAAAAAAGTAGAAGAGGCCCTGATAGTGTTGAAGATGATGCAATAGGTGGTCTGTTTGTTCATGAAAGCACAAACTTTACGGGTCCTCCAGAAAAAGCAAATGTTAAAACAATTCATGAAGGAGTAAAAAAAGCACATTTAAAAATATTAACTCGTGAGATTGAAAATAGTAATACAATGTCTGAAGGAAAAACTGCAGCTGAAACAGCACTTGAAAGAATTAGCATTTATCCAAATCGATATGCAATGAGTTCACATTACGTTATTTTAACAGATGGAAGTCTTCAAAGAGCACGTCCAATTGATAAACCTAGATCACAAGTATCATATCCAAGATTTAATAAAACTGCAGTACAAATTACGTTTTTATCTGGTGGTAAAAAACCTAATACAAAAATGTTTGAAACATATGATAGATTTTTAAAAGCTTGGTTTACTGTATTTCCCGATTGTGGTGTATACGGCAACAATGAATCAAGGCCTAGTGATCCACCAAATACTTTTGATGTAAGACAATCGATAAAATCAAAATATAGGTTTGTATATCGTTACGATGATTTATCTGATCTTGATGAATTTCCAACAAAAGTAGAAAGAGTAATAACAAAACCAAAAACAATTGCAAAAACTTCATCTACAATAACAAAACCTATTTCATTTGCAGAAGCTAATCAACAAGTTACAGATTTAGTTGAAAGCAAAAGATTTAACAATGACGTTACAAGTATTTTTAATAAAGCTGGCGCAGCTATGGCTTCATTAAACGGAGAAGATATGAATGCAGCTGCAGCAAAATTTGGCGCAGAAAATTTACCTAAAAATGATTTAAAAGCACAATTTGATAAAGATTATAAAACATTTCAATCTGGAATGAAAGAACGCAATAAAGAGCTTAATAATATTATAGGTAAAGTAAACACAAACAGTAGCACCGTAAAATCATTTGCAAATAAGATAACAGAAAACAGGAGTACATAATGGCAGAAATTGATGACATTAGTGCAAGTGAAATATCATCACTAAAAAATCCAACAGATGGACGTTCAGATCCTGCAAAAAGATTTCCAAAAAAAGAATATGTAGGAGTATCTTCTGTTAATAATATTGCACGTGGAACCAAAGTATCAAATGTGTATATTGGAGGAAGCGTGCCGGGTATGGATCTTGAACTTAATGATGAACCATCAACACAATATCCAGATAATCAAGTTAAAGAAACTGCGTCTGGTCATATAATTGAGTATGATGATACTAATGGCAGAGAACGTGTAATGATAAGACATAGAACTGGATCTGGTGTGGAAATGAGAGCAGATGGAACTGTTATATTAAGTTCTACTAATAATACTTTAAGAATTGTTGCTGCCGATGAGAAAGTTATCGTTGAAGGTGATGGTGAAGTGGTTTATAATGGTAACTTAAAAATGAGAGTTGCAGGTGATTTTGATTTAGAAGTTGGTGGTGATTTTAACGTTAATGTAGTTGGAAACAAAGAAGAAGTTATTAAAAGCTCTTATATTGAATCAATAAGTAAAAATAAAACTTTAACTGTCGGTGAAAACAAAGCAGAAACGGTTGTTGGTGAAGATACACTTACATCACTTGGTAATAAGACACAAATAATAAAAGGTAATTATGAAAACGTTTGTGAAGGTTTAGTTGAAATAGACGCAGGTGGTAACTTAGTAATGACAAGTGAGAAGAAATCTATTATGACTTCACCTGATGTAAATATAAGTGCAAGAAATTTATCTGTCATTGGTGATAGTGGCACAGTTGGTGGCGAAAGCATAACACAATATTTTAATAATATATTTGCAAGATCTGCAACTTTTACTGAAGGAGTTACTGCTCCAACATTTCACGGTGATTTAGATGGAACTGCTAAAGAAGCTGTTGATGCAAATAAAGCAGCAACTGCTGCAGTTGGTCCTGCATCACCTGGAGGTTATTCAGTAACAGACACTGCAACTAATACTAATCAAACAAGTAAACCTAACACTGCTATATTAACATCTGTCATTACTTCACCAGAGTATGGTGTAAGACAAGTTGAAGTTGACACTTTCAACGATTTAAAATTTTCTGTTGATAGAAGTAGAAACTATGGTGGCATAACAAAAGAAGATTTAAATACAAAATCTGCAAGATCAAAATTACGTGATCCAAATACAATTGCAAATGAAACCTTTACCGGTAATATAATATCTGAAGGTATAGTTTCAAAAGATATGTCAAATGCAATACCTCCAAAATTTGGTAAAGCAGTTAATGTAAGTGATAAAGCACAAAGAGGTAGTGAACCATTAGGTCCATCAAATCCAAAAGCAAAGGTTTATGAAACATGACATTAAAAGTTGATATAGTCCCTGATGCACAATATGATCCTACGTTTCAACCCGTAATAACAGGTAGAACTAGATTAGCACAAAGTATTACAATGTCTAAATTTTTAGGCACTTACAATGATCCTCAAAGCATCAGTCATTTAACAAATAAAGATAAGTTGTTATTAGCTAAACAATATTATTTACATGCACAAGTTTTACAATTAATAAATTCATCGCCGGGGATAAGAGGCGCGAAAGGCTTTGAAAATTTTAGATTAGTTGTATCTGAGGGTTATTATAGAGAAGGCCCGGAAGAAGACTTAGATATTACTGATGGAATAAATTATTTAATGACAAATGGAAGGGCCGTTGTTTATGAACTTATAGGTTCAGATGGTAAAATAGCTTTTGATAAAACATTTGATTTAGCGGTGTATTTAAAAAATAATATTAATTATGATAAGTTGATACTAAACTATGATAGTTATAATCCGGATGGAACACTACATGTTGATATTATTTTAATTATGCCAGAAATTATATCACCATGGAGGGTTACATATAATAAAATAATTGAAACAAGATTTAATAATTCTGTACAAACAACTGGCGAATTATTAGAAATTGGTGAAGAAGATGAAACTACTACACCAACAGGTTCAGAACCTTTAGACGAAAGTAAACCTTTTGCAGTCTTTGGATCAAGTAATTTTGGTGCTACTTCAGGTAGTAAAGGATATTTTTATCCTGTATTCATTGACAAATCAAAAGTCGGTGAAGCAAGTCATATTCATACTTTTATAGAATATCCAGAAACTACATTTTATATGCCTTTATCAAATCAAAATCATGCTAAACCAGATTACAATGCAAATTTATACACTTTATATCCTTCCGCAACTAGTGAATCTTCTAGCTCATCATCTTCAGGTGCAGGAGATTATTAGTGTTTTTATGTATAAATAGAACATAAAGGAATTGCAATGCCGACTAGAGTTTATTCAAATGAAGATGGAAACGTAAATAAGAAAAGTATTGTAGTTTCGAGAACACGTGAAGATAAAGATATTGATCTAACGTTCAGTGCTAAATTTATTGGATTAGATAGTGACGGTACAAATTTACGTGCCGATATTTTTAAAAAAACAAATGCAGGTGCTGTTAAACAGGCTATAAGAAATTTACTATTAACTAACTTTACTGAAAGACCATTTATGCATAGGTTTGGCGGTAATTTAAGTGATATGTTATTTAGATTAAGTACAGAAGTAGATGATGCAAATTTAGAAAGTGATATTGCAAGAGCAATACAAACATATGAACCAAGAGCACAGGTTTTAGGTATTAATAGCGTTGTAAGTCCAGACAACCATGAAGTAAGAATTACTGTAAGATTTTTAGTAATAGCAACATTACAACAAGATACCGTGGAATTAAATTTAACAAGGTTAAGATAAATGGCAACAACAATTCAATCAACAGATTTAGATTTTGATACAATCAAAACAAGGTTAAAAGATTATTTTAAACGTCAAAGTGAATTTAATGATTATGATTTTGAAGCGGCAGGTTTAAGTAACATACTGGACGTATTAGCTTATAATACACACTTTAATGGATTGATAACAAACTTTGCTCTTAATGAAAGTTTTTTAAATACTGCACAATTAAGAAGTTCGATAATATCACATGCAGAAGCTTTAGGTTATGTGCCAAGATCATACGCATCAGCACTTGCAAAACTAACATTAACTATATCAATTTCAAGTACAAATAGACCAACATTAATTACATTACCAAGAAACACACAATTTACCACTTCATTAGATAGCGTAAGTTATACATTCCAAACGAGAGAAGTTTACACTGCAGCGCCAGATGCTAATGGATTATATACTTTTAAAACATCTGAAGGTTCAAGTGAAATACCAGTTTATGAAGGGACCGAAAAAACTAAAACATTTTTTGTTGGTGAAACTGCAGATGAACAAATATATGTCATACCCGATTTAACTATGGACACAACTACAATAAGGGTTCGTGTATTTGATACATCTGTTAGCGCAACATTTGACACATATACAAATATAAGTAAAGCAACAAGAATTACTGCAACATCAACACACTATCAAATTAAAGAAGTACCTAATGGTTACTATGAAATAATTTTTGGAGATGGATTAAGTACAGGAAAAGCTCCAGTTGCTGGAAATAAAATTGTCATCGATTACTTATCAACAAAAGGACCAGAGGCAAATGGTGCGAGTATATTTAGTACAACTGCGCAAGTTGAAGGCGTAAACTTAGTAAACGTTACAAGTTCTGCGGCTGCAGGTGGTTCTTTTAGAGAAGGTATAGAATCAATAAGACAGAATGCACCAATATATTTTACATCTCAAAGACGAATGGTTACTGCAGAAGACTATACAGCTCAAATACTTACTAACTATGGTTCATATATTGATGATGTCGCTTCATGGGGAGGTGCAGATAATGATCCACCAGTTTACGGAAGAGTTTATGTTTCACTTAAATTCAAATCGGATGTTGATGCAGCAACTCAATTAGATGTTAAATCAAGAATAATAACAGAATTGACAAACAATTTTGCAGTGGCAAGTATTGATACAGAATTTGTAGACCCTCAAACAACTTATCTTGAAATATTAACTACTTTTAACTTTGATCCAGATTTAACCAGTAGAACATCAGGTGCAACACAGAATTTATTACAAGAAACAATCAATACATACTTTTCAAATAATTTACAAAAATTTGCAGGTGTTTTTAGAAGATCTAATTTATTGACATTACTAGATGACGTTGATGAATCTGTGTTAAATACTAGAATGGATATAAAAGTTCAACAAAGATTTACGCCAACTATTGGTGTTGCAAGAAATTATCAAATCAATTATCCAGTATCTTTAGCAGATGTTAGTTCAACTGAAAGAATAGTAACGTCATCAAGATTTACTTTCAATTCAAAAACCTGTAGTATTAGAAGTAGATTTAATTCAACAACTCTTGAAATTGTTAATACTGCTGATGGTATTGAAGTTGATAACATTGGAGCATATAATCCTAGTTCAGGTAGAATAGATCTCGTAGGTTTTAATCCTACAGCGGTTGAAGGAGATGTAATAAAAATTTCTTCTAAACCAGCTAATCAAAGTACTATACGTCCGTTAAGAGCAACTGTTTTGGATATTGATACTGTAGCATCAAAAGCGACTGCTGTATTAGATTATCAAGAAACACAAGTTGCATTGGCTGGAAGTGGTGTTTCTTCAGTAACAACAACTAGTTCTTCATCAGGTTCAGGTAGTTCAGGTTATTAATGTCAAATATACAATATCATTATAATAGAAGACCACGTAACTTTTTACAGAGAAAAGTTCGTGATGCACTGCCTGAGTTTTTTACACAAGACTATCCAAAACTTGTTACATTTCTTGAAAAGTATTATGATTACTTAGACTCTGATGGTGCAAGTTCTTTTGATCATAGATTGAGAAAGATATATCAAACAAGGGATACTCAAGAAACTACATCAGATTTATTAACTTTTTTAATTCAAGAAATAGCAGGTGGTAATACAGGTGAAAATTTTACTGACCCTAGTTTTTATGCACAAAGAATACATGAATTACACAGAACAAAAGGAAGTAGATTTTCAATTGAAGAATTTTTTAGAGCATTTTTTCAAGTAGATCCGATAGTTGAATATCCAAAAAATGATATATTTACGATTGGTCATGATTCATCAGGCCCTTTAAGCAGAATAGGTGCTGAATCAAATAAATTTATTAGAAATAATGCTTTATATCAAGTATTTTCAATTTTAATTAAAAGTCCATTATCACAATCAACTTGGTTAGAACTATATAAAAAGTTTGTACATCCAGCAGGATTTTATGTAGGTGGATCAGTTGTTACAGATGTTGAAGCAGTAGGCACATTAACAGCACCATTATCTCAATTTGATAGCGGAGCCAGAGGTGTTATATCTTCAGTTGCACAAACTATATCTGCACCTTTCACACAATTAACATCATTAACAGACTCTGGTGTAACTACTTTTAGATCAAGGCTTGATGAAAAAATTAATGAGTATCAAGCACTTACTTCACAAGAACTTGAAAAGTTCTACAG